GGAATCTTCCAGGACCATGGAAGATCTTTGGTAAGAAAAATGTTTCTGCCTTATTGCTTCCTGCATTCTATCATTGCCCATTTCTTGAAGATCTTTATCTCTATCCAGGCGTTGTAGACTACAGAGAATTTACAACTGCAAATGTAATATTCTCACCGAAAAGAAAGATTGATATTACGATTCCTGCAGGAACTCCTTTGCTGCATGTAATTCCATTTAAAACAACAGACGATTTTAGTGCATCATACGGTCCTGGAACTGTGGAGCAACTCGATAGATATAAGTCTCCGAAGCATTTCTACGAAGGAAACTGGTATCGTAAGTTCTATATGATTAAAAAGAAGTTCAAACTCGAAAAAAATACAGGAGATTGAACTTTTTAGAGCCTATTCCCTGGGAATTATAAATAAGAAAATAAAATGGGGAATCCTAAATGGCGCAATTTGTAGAATTAGATCTAGACCAAGGCACCGACCTTTCGTATAATCTAGACCTGACTCAAGACGATGGAAGCCCATTGGATGTAACTGGTTACATCTTCACTTCTTCTATTCGTAAATCATATTATTCTGCTAACGCCACGGCAAATCTAGTCGTGACGACGACAGATGCAGCCAATGGTAATGTGACGTTAACAATGAACGCTGCGACAACGTCAAATATCAAAGCAGGTCGTTATCTCTTTGATGTGAAACAAAAAGACACAGCAAACCTTACGACAAGAATCGTCGAGGGGATTATTACTGTTCTACCGCAGGTAACGAAGTAATATGCCATCATCGAATGTATCAACGGCTATTGGCCAAACTATCAAAGTTTCTACGCAAAAGCCTGTTGTAAAAGTCTCAACAGCTCGTGGGTCTGGTGGTCCACAGGGACCAATTGGTCCACAAGGTCCATCTGGTCCGCAGGGTATTGCAGGACCTACAGGTCCTGCTGGTGGACCACAAGGTCCATCAGGACCATCAGGTGTTGCTGGTCCAACAGGCGCGAGAGGTCCTCAAGGTCCTCAAGGTGTTCTTGGTCCACAGGGTCCATCTGGTCCTGTAGGTGTACGTGGTCCAACTGGCGTAACTGGTGCTCAAGGTTTAACTGGTGACACTGGTCCACAAGGTCCATCTGGTCCTGCAGGTCCACGTGGTTTAGCAGGTCCTCAAGGACCACAAGGTGTTGTTGGTCCAACAGGTCCATCTGGCGCATCTGGCGCGCAAGGTAATCAAGGTTTTGCTGGTCCACAGGGTCCATCTGGTCCACGTGGTCTTGTTGGTGCTGCTGGTCCACAGGGTCCATCTGGTGCATCTGGCGCAACTGGTGATACAGGTGCAATTGGTCCAACAGGTCCTGCTGGCGCAAGAGGCGCGACAGGACCACAAGGTCCGACAGGTGCTGTTGGTCCAACTGGTCCATCTGGTGCGCAAGGTGAACAGGGTGATCAAGGTTTTGCTGGTCCAGCTGGTCCACAAGGTCCAATCGGTTTTCAGGGTGCGCGTGGTCCAACAGGTCCATCTGGTATAATTGGTGAAACTGGACCGCAAGGTCCTACAGGCGTCACTGGCGCATCTGGTGCACGTGGTGCGACAGGTCCACAAGGTCCGACTGGTGCAACTGGTGCGGTTGGTCCAACTGGTCCATCTGGCGCTCAAGGTGATCGCGGCTTTGCTGGTCCACAAGGTCCATCTGGTGTAAGTGGTCCAGTTGGTGCTGTTGGTCCACAAGGTCCATCTGGTCCTCAAGGTTCAATTGGTGCACAAGGTCCATCTGGTCCACGTGGTCCGCAAGGTGTTGCTGGTCCTCAAGGTCCGCGTGGTGCTTCTGGTGCATTGCAGCATTGGGCTGTTGTCACATTGGATTACACAGCAAGTGATGGTGATCGTCTTGTTGCAAACACAACAGTCAATGGTCCATTTACAATCACACTACCAAATACTCCAGTTTCTGGTGGTTATGTTCAAGTCACTGATGGTGATGATTGGAATGCAAATCCAGTTTACATCACATCACTTGATCGTACAATTGAAGGATTAAGTGAGCCAGTTGCTCTTGATATAAAAGGCGTCACTGTTGAATTTGTTTACAGTGGCGTAACATGGGAAGTCACAGCAACTACAGGTCGTCGCGGTCCACAAGGTGTGAGAGGACCGCAAGGTCCAATTGGTCCACAAGGACCAAAGGGTGAGCGTGGATTCTCTGGTCCACAAGGACCAATGGGACCATCTGGTCCACAAGGTGGACGTGGACCACAAGGTCCATCAGGACCATCAGGTGTTGCTGGTCCAACAGGTGCAGGTATTCGTTTTGTTGGCACTGTGCCAACTTATGCAATATTAGTTTCATCAATTCAAGATCAAAATCCTGGTGATGCATATATTGTAACATCAACTGGTCATTTGTGGGTGTGGGATGATTGTCCTGCTCCACCACAATGGGTTGATGCTGGTCCATTTGTTGGTCCACAAGGACCACAAGGACCACAAGGCGTCATTGGACCACAAGGACCACAAGGCGTCATTGGACCACAAGGACCGCAAGGTCCTCAAGGTGTTGCTGGTCCACAAGGTCCTCAAGGTCCACAAGGACCACAAGGTGTTCAAGGTATTCCAGGTGGTGGTATCAATGTTCTTGGTACAGTCATCAGCGTTGCAAATCTTCCAGGCTCAGCTAACGATGCGGATGCTTATGTTGTTACTGACAATGGTCACTTGTATGTTTACAATGATGATTTGATTCAGTGGGTTGATGCTGGACAAATCGTTGGACCAACAGGTCCTCAAGGACCTCAAGGACCTCAAGGTGTTGCTGGTCCTCAAGGTCCACAAGGACCACAAGGACCACAGGGATCAACTGGCGATACTGGTCCACAGGGTCCGACTGGTGCAACAGGACCAACAGGTCCAGAAGGTCCACAAGGCGCACAAGGTACAGTTGGTGCAAGAGGTCCACAAGGACCACAGGGACCACAAGGTCCACAAGGACCAAGCGGTGCAACAGGCAACACTGGTGCATTTGGTGGAACAAGTTTTGGATACATATTCAACACTGGCGTAAATGACTCAGATCCAGGTGTTGGTCAATTTAAACTTAATAATGCGCTCACAACACTTACAACAAAAATCTTTGTTGACAATGTTGATACTGATGGCGCAAATATTCTAACATATCTAACTTCTCTCGATGACTCATCAAGTGGTGTTAAGGGTCACTTGAATATTATTGATAGAACTACAACTCAATTTGCGTTGTTTGCTGTCAATGATTTGACTGACAAAACTGGCTATTATGAGATTGATGTAACGCACATCACTGGTAGTGTAAGTGCATTTACAGCAGGTCAGCAAGTTGCATTAACATTCTCAAGAACTGGTGACATTGGTCCACAAGGACCGCAAGGTGTTGCTGGTCCATCAGGTCCAACTGGTCCTCAAGGTCCTCAAGGCGTTGCTGGTGAAAATGGTTCTGCTGGTCCTCAAGGTCCGCAAGGCGTTCTTGGTCCTCAAGGACCAATGGGTCCTCAAGGACCATCAGGCGCAGCAGGTCCTCAAGGTCCACAAGGACCAACAGGTCCACAAGGAACAATTGGTTCAACTGGTGAAGTTGGTCCAACTGGTCCAGCTGGTCCAATTGCAGGTTCAAATCAGCAAGTCATTTATAACAGCTCTGGAACCGCTACAGGTTCATCAGATCTAACATTTAATCCATCTGCAAAACTTCTCTCAACTGTTAATATTAATGCAAATAGCGTTAATGTAACTGCTGGTGCAAATGGTGGAATTCGATTCCCTACTGATGCATTTGGTGGTAGCGGTGATACAGCAACAATTAAGTTGTTGAATCCATTAGGTGGTGAAGCCACTGAAATGACATTCGCAATGACCAATGATGCTGACGACAAATTTAACTTCTCAGTTCCAAGTGCCAATGGTGTGATGATTAATCGCAACACTGTATGGCATGCAGGAAATGATGGCACACTTTCAACTTTAGACGCAGACTTGCTTGATGGACAACAATTAGCAAATATTGCTCCTGTTGGTCTTGAGGGTCAAGTTTCGTTCTTAGCAAATACTGCAACGTTTGAAAGAGAAAATGATTATACTCTTGTCAAAGGATACTTCATTGAAACAAATGGTGAGTTGAGCGCTGCTCAAAACACGTTGACAGATTACGCCACGATCTTCAATACATGGACAAGATTCTCTCATGATGGAACATCAAATCAACCAGCCAATGCTGGTGAATTGAGTGCATGGTCGTTTGATGCAAACACTGGTGTGATTTCTAGTACGACTAACAGCGGAACATTTATTGGATTTGTTTCACCGCAATCTTACTCTAATTACACGTTTAAAACACAACTCAAATCAACTAATGCTGATAATGATACAATTGGCGTCTTGATTGGTTGGTATGTTGATCCTTCAACTAACAGACAATATACATTGTCCGCATTACGCGACACTGGCGGTACTGTAACAGGTTGGGAAATTTGGTATAATTATCTACGCTCTGATCAACAAAAATTAGTTGATGGATCAGACCTTGTCACATATAGCGGTGGGTGGTCAGACTATCCAAATGGTGTAACGATCGAAGTCACAAGAACTGGAAACCAGTTTAGTTTGGTAACGACACAACTCGGTAACACTACACTAGACGCCACGACTACACTTACACTAGATCTTGATAGCAATGCAATTCTTGATAAGTTCAAGGGTGAAAGTCCATATGGTTTTGGTGCATACTCACAAGCAAGTGCATCATTTACTGTTTTAAGTTTTACTGCAGCTGCTAATGAAATTTTTGACACTCGAAATGGTGATCTCTATACATTGAACAGTGGTTCATGGATTATCAGTGGTGATCGTGATATTTGGACTGATATTGGCATTGGGCGTTTCTGTCATAATGAGGTCACAGGAAAAACGTTCTATGTTGCGAATTCAACTGCTGTTATCAAAGTTGCTAATGTTGCTGGTGGTCCACAAGGACCACAAGGACCACAAGGTGTGACTGGTCCACAAGGTCCACAAGGTCCACAAGGCGTGACAGGTCCTCAAGGTCCTCAAGGTGTCGTTGGTCCACAAGGACCGCAAGGCGATACTGGTCCACAAGGACCACAAGGACCACAAGGACCACAAGGACCACAAGGTGTTGTCGGTCCACAAGGTCCTCAGGGCGTTGTCGGTCCACAAGGTCCACAAGGTCCTCAAGGTCCAGAAGGTCCGCAAGGTGTTGTCGGTCCTCAAGGTCCACAAGGTCCAATTGGTGTGACGGGTCCTCAAGGTCCTCAAGGTCCACAAGGACCAGAAGGTCCTCAGGGTGCACAAGGTCAAAAAGGTGACACTGGTGAATTTGGTGGTGCAACATTTGAATATGTATTCAACACCAATACAGCAAACACTGATCCGACAGCTGGTTTTGTTAAATTTAATAACACAACATTGCTGTCTGCGACTGAAATGTATATTGATAACATCGATCGTTTAAGCGGCAATGTGTATAATTATCTGAACACAATTGATGACTCAACATCGACAGTCAAAGGCACATTCAAGATTGCAAATTCTGCAAATGTTCTAGAATATACATTCTTTAATATCAACGGCTCGCATATTCATATCGGTGATTGGTTTGCCGTTCCTGTTGCAGGATTGAACACAACGCTTGTTGGATCAAATTTCCCAAATAGCACCAATGTTATAATGACATTTGTTCGCACTGGTGACAAGGGTGATACTGGTCCACAAGGACCGCAGGGTCCACAAGGACCGCAGGGTCCACAAGGTGTGGCAGGTCCGACTGGCGCTGATTCAACTGTTGCTGGTCCACAAGGTCCGCAAGGCGTAACTGGTAACACTGGTCCACAAGGACCACAGGGTCCACAAGGACCACAGGGTCCTGAAGGCGTAACTGGTCCGCAAGGACCACAAGGTCCGCAGGGTGTTGTTGGTCCTCAAGGTCCTCAAGGTCCTCAAGGACCGCAGGGTCCACAGGGTGTCGCTGGTCCAACTGGTGCTGATTCAACTGTTGCTGGTCCACAAGGTCCGCAAGGCGTAACTGGTAACACTGGTCCACAAGGACCACAGGGTCCACAAGGTGTTGCTGGTCCTCAAGGTCCTGGTGGTTCAACTGGTCCTCAAGGTCCACAAGGTGTGACTGGTCCGCAGGGTCCACAAGGTGTTATAGGTCCACAAGGACCAACTGGACCAATTGGCGGATCAAACACGCAAGTATTCTTTAATAATAACGGCGCGACTGCGGGTTCTGCAAATCTAACATTTAATCTAAACGGAAATGTGTTTACTGTTGGCAGTTCAACCATCACAGCAAATGTATCAAATAATTCAGTAACGATGAGCGGTAATTTGACCGCTACAATGAAGTCAAGTAAAGACTTCATGATTGCAAATACAAATACGAATGCTGCGAATACGGTTGATTTGTCTATATCAAATTACTTTAGACATACAATGACAGCAAGTGTTCAGTTTACATTTACTAATGCACCATCCTCTGGAACTGGTCAAATGTTCTCGCTATTATTATTGCAAGATGGTGTTGGCGGAAGATCACCAACATTTGCGAATACAATATATTGGACTGGTGGAGCAATACCTCCTGCCACAACAGCAGCAAATGCTCGCGATTTGTGGACCTTCATCACTTATGATGGTGGCACGACTTATTGGGGCACTTTGACCATGAAGGACGCACGCTAAATATACTAGATTATTTTTATTTGTGAGTTTGTTATGAAGATACATGTATTAGTCAATCCAAGAACACCAACTGGTCTTGCGAAACGAGTTGATCCGTTTGCTGTTCATGGCTACAAATATATCAAATATTTGTCTCCACATTTTGAAATGGTACACTATGGAATTCCTGGCGCGCAAGTTGATTGTGAGCATGTTGATATTCCAACCACACCAACAGAAATCCAACGCTTCAATGAACTTGCTGGCGAAGAAATTCGCAAAAGAGCAAGTGACGGTGACATCATCGCTTGTTTCTTTGGTGTAGATAATAAACTTGCTTGCGATATGAATCCAACTTGCAAGCCAGTTGAGCCTTCAATTGGTTATCGTGCCAATGGTATCTTTGCTCCATATCGAGCGTTTACCTCGTATGCAAATATGCATATGTTCTATGGTGAGCGTGGAATGCTCATGAATCCTTCTTGGTTTGATACTGTGATTGGTAATCCATTTACGGTGAGTGAATTCGAATACAACGAAAAGAAAGAAGATTATTTCTTATACTTTGGTCGAGTTGTTGAAGAGAAGGGTATACATCTTGCCATACAAGCAACTGAGAAAGCAGGAAAGAAACTTATCATTGCAGGTCCTGGATCACTGCAACAATTAGGATATAGCGAAATACCTGATCATGTTGAGATGTTTGGTGTTGCTGATGCTGAGCAGCGAAAGCAATTAATGAAGAACGCCAAAGGATTGATTGGATTGACATATTATGTTGAGCCGTTCGGAAATATGGTCATTGAAGCAAACTTATCTGGAACACCAGTGATCACAACTGATTGGGGCGCATTCCCTGAAATTGTTCTTGAAGGTCAAACAGGATATCGAATTCGTGATTTTAAATCTCTGATGAATGCAATTGAAACTATTGACAAAATTAATCTGTTCGAATGTCGAGAGTGGGGGTTGACTTTCTCAGATGAAGAAGTGCATAATAAACATAAAAATTATTTGAATAAAGTTATAGCGAATGACTTCTATGCGTAATCTATTTGTTGTTGGTTCTTCAATTCAACCTAGATCTGGTAAGTTCACATATAGTGCAGTCAGATCTAAATTCTCCGCTGAAGAAAGATTTAGACAAACAATCTTTACTGTTAACTCTATTCGTGCGGCATTTCCAGAAGCAAAGGTTGTGATTGTTGATTCATCAGAAGATTATGCAGAGTATATGCAAACTCTTTGGCATATTAAGAACGTAGACTTTATTCCATTGCGAGATCTATCAGAGGAAGCATATGAAATTGTAAACACTCATGAAAACAAAAGTTTGTGCGAGTCTCTGTTACTAAACACATACTTCAAAACACACAAACCTGAAATGAAGGAATACGATTTCATTTTTAAAGCAACAGGTAGATATTTTTATTATGATTTTAATAATCTTTTGCTCACAGAAGAAAACAAAGATAAAATCTTTTTTAAAAGACCACTGAACTTCGAATGGAACGAAGCCTGGAATTATAACTTTATTGATAGAAGAGAAGCACAAAACAACAATCGATTGCATCAATACTGCACCGTTCTATATGGATTCGGATCACAACATTTAGAAAAGTTTATAGATATGAATGATGCTACTGTTCATCTACTACAACAACCGTTGATGCATCACTACGATATTGAAACTCTTTCATATTATTTTACAAGAGCATATGAAGACAAAATTATAGAAGTTGATTGGAAAGTTTCTGGCTGGGACGGAACCTCTGGCAGATTTATGTACTATTAAGGTGATACTATGAAAATCAAGACCATTATTATTGACGACTTTTATGGAAATCCAGATACAGTAAGAGACTTTGCTCTCTCGCAAAAGTTCGAAGTTTCTGGCAACTATCCTGGACTTCGAACTAAACCATTTTTGACAGAAGATACTAAAAAGACTATTGGTGATATTATTCGCTATGCTGGCGGAGAAGTTACATATTGGTTCGAGGATTCTGGGTATACTGGCGCATTTCAAATTTGTACAGCGCAGGATCGAACTTGGATTCATGCAGACCAGTATAATACGTGGGCTGGAGTTTGTTACTTAACTCCAGACGCGCCACTATCATCTGGAACTGCCTTATATCGTCACAAGGCTTCAGGTCAATATGAGCGAACAGATAAAGATTACGAAGGTTACGATTATACAAAATGGGAAATGACCGATTATATCGCAAACAAGTATAATCGTCTTGTTCTTTATCGTGGGAATATGTTTCATGCTTCTCTTGATTATTTCGGAAGCACACTACATTCTGGTCGTCTTTTCCAAACTTTCTTCTTTAATACTGAATACTAATGAAAGTTCTTCATGTAATTTTTTCTTGCAATCGACTTCAATATCTCACAAAAAGTCTAGAATCGCTACACCTTCTAGATTATTGCGGGCATCAGGTTGATCGACTAATTATAGATGATTATCCTCGAACTCGAAATGATTATATTTTCGATCTTTTGGGTAAAACGCATAAATTTAATATCTTTCTGCATAAACAAAATATGGGATTATCAGTTACTTGGTCTGAGTTTTTCGATTATCTAAAAACTACGGACTATGACTATATCATACACCAAGAAGATGATGTTGTCTTGAAAGAGCCTGTGAAACTAGACGATATGATTGAGATTCTCGAATCAGATTCGAAAATGGCATCTGTGGTCTTGCAGAGACAAGAATGGTATTTCCACGAAAACCCACCGAAAATTGAGCCGACAGATACTCCAATCAAGCAATATTATTATGGGAAAAATACGAAACAATTCCCGATCATTTTCTCTTTTTATCGCCGAAGCATTATTAATTATCCATTCCGTGAATATTGGGGATTTACGATTAATGAAGGAATGATCATGGTCTATTTGGCTCATTTTGATCAAATGTATTCTGCTATTCTAAAAAATTCTGAAGGAAAAAACATTATCGAACATATCGGCGAAGAGTCTACAGGAAGAAGAATACTTCCTGGGGAACCAAATTGGGAGCAATTTGCGCATATGCACCCAGACAAAGTCTACAGTTCTCGAGATGGGAGACTTATCTCATAAACTAAATATACAATAATTAGCGAGGTTATCCATGTCTCACCCCTCAACGCGCACCGAACTCAAAGATTATTGTCTCCGAAAACTCGGTTTTCCAGTTATCGATATCAACGTTGATGAAGATCAACTTGAGGATCGTATTGACGATGCTCTTTATATGTTTCGAAACTACCATTTCGATGGTACAGAGCGTTGCTATTTGGCGCATCAAGTGACTGCTGGTGACATTTCAAACACTTATATAACTCTCGCAGATTCTATTATCGGAGTTAGCCAGGTTTTTCCATTTACAGGATCAATCCAGTCTTCAACATCCTCGACTGGTTTTAATATGTTCGATATTAATTATCAGCTTCGCCTCAACGATTTTTACAACCTAACTGCTTCGTCTTACACATATTACGTTATTGCAAGAGAGCATTTAGCAATGCTCGATATGATCGTAACTGGTTTACCACCGTTCACATTCAATAAACAAGTGCATCAGTTGAGAGTTTTCACCGACTGGAACAAGTTTAAAGATAACGCTTATCTAGCCTTCGAGTGTCATAGAATTGTAAATCCAGAAACATATTCTGGAGTTTATCGAGATATGTGGATTCGAGATTATACTGCAGCTCTATTCAAACAACAATGGGGAACAAACCTCAAGAAGTATGGAAACTATACCCTTCCTGGTGGTTTGATCATCAATGGTCAGCAAATTTACGATGAAGCCTCAGCTGAAGTCGAAAAACTTGAAGAAAAACTTCGCGACACTTACGAAGAACCAGTCGCATTTATTGTAGGATAAAATGCCAACTAGTGTATACTTCAACAATCAGAAAGCATCGGTTGAACAACAACTGATCGAAGATTTGATCATTGAATCAATTCGCAATCATGGGATAGATGTTTACTATCTTCCAAGAGAATCACGTTCATCCACAGACGAACTATTTGGCGACGATCCTGTAAAATGTTATCGTAGTGCAATCAAGGTTGACATGTATATGGAGTCATTTCAAGACTTCGAAGGTAACTCTGAATTCTTCAGTAAGTTTGGTCTTGAAATTCAAAAGGTTGCGCGCATGGCAGTTGCTCGTCGCACATTTGAACGATTAGTCACAAGACAATACCCAACAACTCATAATTTACCAAAAGAAGGCGACCTAGTTTATCTTCCAATTCAAAAGAAAATAATGGAAATCAAAGGTGTTGAAGAAGAGAAAAACTTCTTCCAAGCTGGTAAAATTGCTCCATATATGTTTGGCTTGACAATGGAAGCCTTCAAGTATAATGGCGAATTGTTTGAAACTGGCGTCACTGAAATTGATGATATATCTGATGTTCAAGCAATGGTTCTTGAGTATATACTTGACTCAGGCGGCTCTGGAACATTTACTGATCAAGAATGGGTGTATCAAGGATCTAGTTTTGCTACAGCAACTGCAAAGGGAGTTGTGGCTTCATGGGATAAACCAAACAGAGAATTAAGAATAAAAAATATTTTTGGATCGTTTGTCGATACTACTCAAATAAAAGGAAGATCAAGCGGTGCTATTTGGGAAATACAAACTGTTGCTGATAAAATTAAAGATGCAGTTGAGAATAAACTTGATGACAATTTCTTGATTGAACAAGAAGCAGATAACATTCTAGATTTTAGTGAATCAAATCCATTCGGTGAGCCATAATGCTATCTGGAGTTCATTTCTATCATAGAATTACTCGTAAAATGGTTGTTGCCTTTGGAACACTGTTCAACAACATCACTCTTAAGAGATACAATAAAGCAGGAACACAAGAGATAGAAAGAATTAATGTTCCTTTGATGTATGCTCAAAAAGAAAAGTTTTATGAGCGTATTACTCAAGACCCTAACTTGGCAAATGAAACAATGATGACGTTGCCAAGAATGAGTTTTGAGATGACAGCAATCACTTATGATCCACTTCGTAAACGAAGCAGTTTTGTTAATAGTTTTTCTGCTGGAAGCGATAATACAAAAGTTAAAAATGTTGTTGCAACTCCATATAACTTTGAATTTACTCTTACGATCTATGTCAGAAATATTGAGGATGGAACTCAAATCATTGAACAGATTCTACCATATTTTTCTCCAGACTACACAGTAACAATGAATTTAGTAGATGTTGCATCTGAGAAAACAGATGTTCCATTCATACTCAATTCTGTTTCTCAAGAAGTCAATAACGTTGGAGTCAGTAGCGGTGATGTTCGAATTATTATGTGGACTTTGTCGTTTACTGCGAAAGGTTACATGTATGGCGCAACGTCTGAGTCTAAGATCATTCGTAAAGCAATCGCAAATACATATGACAGTACATTCAACACAACAGCGCAAAGAGAGATCACATTTAGCACTGGAAGGGGTGTCTTTAAAGTTGGAGAATTGGTTTATGAGGGTAGAACTTTAAGTGAAGCGAATGCAACTGCATTTGTTCATACATGGAATCCAACTACAAACACAATAGTTGTTGTTGATACAAACGGAGTTTTAAACACAGGCAGATATATGACTGGCGCAGTATCAAATGCATCTTGGAATATACAAACATTTGCAACACCAACAAATCAGCTTGTAAGACAAATCATATATCCAAATCCATTGAATGCAAACGCAGATACTGCATTTGGATTTACAGAAGTATTGCAAGAAGCACCATACTTCTTCGACGATAGAGTTGATTCTACTCTCATTAGAGTCGATATTGGTTCTAAGACAGCAGACGATAATACTTAAGAGAATAAGAAATGACACAACAAATAATCGATATTGGATCAGCGCCAAATGATGGCACTGGTGATACAATTCGCGAAGCATTTGAAAAAGTAAATGAAAATTTTACTGATTTATATGCTGGTGCTGGTGCGGATACTGGTCCACAAGGACCACAGGGTCCACAAGGTGTTGCTGGTCCAACAGGTGCAGTTGGTCCACAAGGTCCATCTGGTCCTTCTGGTGTAAATGGTGAAACTGGACCGCAAGGTCCTCAAGGTCCGCAAGGTATTGCTGGCAATCTTGGTCCACAAGGTCCATCTGGTCCTGCTGGAGTTGCTGGCGAAGTTGGTCCTCAAGGACCACAAGGTCCTAAAGGTGACACTGGAAACTTTGGTGGTGCGTCATTCTATTATCGATTTGACACAGAGACTTTTGTAGAAAATATTCTTAATGGATATGTTTTATTTACAAATGCTAATTTGCAGTTTGCAAACATTATGGGCATTTCTATATTTGATAGAGCAAATTCAAATATCACATCATTCATCCAAACTATTGATGATTCAAACAGCACTGTAAAGGGTTTGATTAAAGTGACGGAAGAAAGCAATACATCAAATTTTGTTTTTTATGCTGTCAACAGTACACACATCGATCATGGCAATCACTTTGATGTTCCAGTTGCATATTCATCTGGCACTGTTAATACTTTTGCAAATAATGTTAACGTTGTTATTACATTTGCACGAACTGGTGACAAAGGCGATCAAGGGCTCACTGGTCCACAAGGACCACAAGGTCCACAAGGAGATCATGGAGATATCGGTCCTCAGGGTCCACAGGGTGTTGTTGGACCACAAGGTCCACAAGGATTACCTGGACCTCACGGAGAGACTGGTCCACAAGGACCACAAGGACCAGATGGTCCCCAAGGTCCACAAGGACCATCTGGTGTAAATGGTGCAGAAGGTCCACAGGGACCACAAGGACCAGCAGGAACAAATGGTGATCCTGGTCCAACAGGTCCATCAGGAGCAAATGGATCAGCTGGACCACAAGGTCCACAAGGACCAGTTGGTGTTGTAGTTTATGATGGCGGAACACCAAGTACAGATTTTAGCGTAGGACTAAATATTAATTGCGGAGGCGTAACCTAACATGGCATATATTCAACTTCAATTTCGTCGCGGAACAGCATCAGAATGGACTTCCGCGAACACAGTTCTTGCGCTAGGCGAACTTGGTCTAGAAACAGATACAAGTCAGTTTAAGGTCGGCGATGGCACGACTGCTTGGAATTTGCTGGCATATGGCGGACTTCATGGTCCGCAGGGTCCACAAGGTCCAGAAGGTCCACAAGGCGTTGTTGGTCCACAAGGACCAATGGGTCCACAGGGTCCAGAAGGTCCACAAGGACCAAGTGGTGTATCAAATGTTCCAGGTCCACAAGGTCCACAAGGTCCACAAGGACCAGAAGGTCCTCAAGGTGTTATCGGTCCGCAAGGTCCTCAAGGCAATGTTGGTCCGCAAGGTCCTGAAGGTCCACAAGGTCCTGAAGGTCCACAAGGTGTATTTGGTCCTCAAGGTCCAACAGGACCAGAAGGTCCACAAGGTCCACAAGGTGTCGTTGGTCCGCAAGGTCCTGAAGGTCCTCAAGGTCCTGAAGGTCCTCAAGGTCCACAAGGCGTAGTTGGTCCACAGGGTCCACAAGGACCACAAGGTCCAGAAGGTCCAACTGGCGCACAAGGTGGCTTTGGTGGTGCAACGTTTGAATACAATTTTCAAACAAATACAACAGATAGCGATCCAGGTAATAGTTCATTGAAGTTAAACAACGCTTCAGTGACTGTTGCAGATAAACTTTGGATTGACTATGTTGATCAAAGCGGCACAGATATTCAAAACTTTCTTGCCACAATTGACGACTCAACATCGTTGATCAAAGGTCACTTCCGCGTCACAAACAAAGCAAACTCTGCTGATTATGCATTGTTTACAATCAGCAATTTGACAGACAAGACTTCATACTTCGAAGTTGATTGTTCTTATGTTTCAGGAAGTGCTCCATCATTTGACAATGGTGAAGACATTCTCATTACCTTTGCTCGTACTGGCGATAAGGGTGAAATTGGTCCAACAGGTCCAGTAGGTCCAACAGGTCCTCCTGGCGGTCCACAAGGTCCGCAAGGTCCTCAAGGTCCTCAAGGTCCAGAAGGTCCTCAAGGTCCACAGGGCGTTGTTGGTCCGCAAGGTCCGCAAGGTCCGCAAGGACCAGAAGGTCCTCAAGGTCCACAAGGTATTGTCGGTCCACAAGGTCCTCAAGGTCCACAGGGTCCAGAAGGTCCTCAAGGCGTCACTGGTGATGTTGGTCCACAAGGTCCTCAAGGACCACAAGGCGTGACTGGTCCACAAGGTCCGCAAGGTCCACAAGGACCAACAGGTGCTACTGGCAACTTTGGTGGTGCGACATTTGATATGACGTTTAGTGCTAACGATTTCCAAGGAGATCCAGGCACTGGTAAGATGCGTTTGAACAATACGACAATCACTGCAGCAAATAAACTGTGGATTGATTATTTGGATGATAATGGAACGCAATTACAAAACTTCTTGACAACAATTGATGACTCAACATCAACAATTAAGGGTCACTTCCGTATCAGCAATAAGACAAATTCTGCAGACTTTGCGCTCTTTACAATCAGTGGATTGACTGATCGCACTGGATACTTTGAAGTAGATTGTGGATATGTCTCAGGCAGTGCAAGCAGTTTCAGTGATGGTGAAGATATCGTCATCACTTTTGCTCGTACTGGTGATAAAGGCGATACTGGTGCAGTTGGTCCACAAGGTCCACAAGGACCACAGGGACCAGAAGGTCCACAAGGTCCGCAGGGCGTTGTTGGTCCACAAGGTCCACAAGGTCCTCAAGGTCCAGAAGGTCCGCAAGGTGTTGTCGGTCCTCAAGGTCCACAGGGACCACAAGGACCACAAGGTCCTCAAGGTCCTCAAGGTGTGATTGGCGATACTGGTCCTCAAGGTCCACAAGGTGTGACTGGTGATACTGGTCCACAAGGACCACAAGGTCCACAAGGACCAACAGGTGCTCAGGGTGGTTTTGGTGGTGCAACGTTTGACTTTACTTTTGATTCTGACACTAATGATAGTGATCCAGGACAAGGTATGTTGAAGTTGAATAATGGTAGCGTCACTGCTGCTAATCGTTTGTGGATTGATTACCTTGATGATAGTGGCACAAATATCTTTAACTTCTTGGCAACAATTGATGACTCAACGTCAACAATCAAGGGTCACTTTAAGATCAGTAACAAGTCAGATCCAAATGACTTTGCATTGTTTATTGTGAACAGCTTGACTGATAAGACTGGTTACTTCGAAGTAAACTGCTCTTACGTGTCTGGTAGTGCTGCATCCTTTAGTAATGCAGAAGATGTATTGATCACATTTGCTCGTACTGGTGACAAGGGTGAAGCAGGTCCTCAAGGTCCAGCTGGTCCAACAGGTCCATCTGGTGGTCCACAAGGTCCTCAAGGTCCACAGGGTGTTGCTGGTCCGACTGGCGCTGCTGGTCCTCAAGGTCCACAGGGTCCAAGCACATATAACCAGTCATTGAATACAGCTGATCCTGTAATCTTTACTAGCGTGTCAACAAATGTATTGAATGTCAAAAATGTAATTGAGGCAACCAATGCATTGTCTTCTGCAACTGGTACTGTGACGCATGACTGTGCGCTTGGACATATTTTTGTTCACTCAAGCATTAGCGCAAACTTCACTGCTAACTTCACCAATACAACGATTCCTGCAAATAATGCAACATCGTTCACACTCGTCTTGAATCAAGGTGGAACGGCATATGTTCCAACTGCAGTTCAAATTGGTGGTCAAGCGCAGACAGTAAATTGGCAGGGTGGCACACAACCAGCTGGTTCAGCCAACAAGAAGGATATTGTTTCTTTCAGTGTTGTGAACAATAATGGAACGTGGATAACACTTGGTCAATTGACGACGTTCGGATAATGTTCAGTTCATTCAGTGGGTCCAGAGCATTTGGTAGGAAAGGGATTTCCTACCTTGCTGGTGTTGTTGCTAGAAGATACAACGGTGGTTATTTTGCCGATGATGTGACGTGGTTTGCATCTCAAACAGTGTCTTCAACTACAATTCAAGTTGGATCTATATCTGAATCTGCCGATGATGATGGAAGCGATTTCAGTTATCAGTGGCTAGGATATTTTCGACCAGTGACTAGTGAAACTTATACATTTTATTTGAGTAGCGACGATGCATCATATATGTGGATTGGAGCAAATGCAAGATCTGGTTTCACAACGAGTAATGCTATTGTAAATAATGGTGGTTTGCATGGACCTATTGAAGTTAGCGGAAGCATTGCATTGACCGCTGGTGTATATTATCCTATCAGACTTCAGTTTGGTGAAAGAGGTGGTGGTGACATTTGTACATTTAGTTTCTCCACACCAACTATAAGTAAAACTACCAACACAACTGGAAGAACTTTTTATAATCCAGTTACGATGGGGATTTAAATGTTGAGTTCATTTGGCAAATCATTTAGTTTTGGTAGAAGAAACGTTGCTGCAATTTTACAACACATCGCATCAGGACTAGAACTATATTATGATCCAAGCAATTTATCAAGTTATCCAGGCAGTGGTTCAACATTATTTGATTTATCGCCAAGTGGTGTCAATGCAACTATAACAGGCAGTTTAGCATTAAATAATAATGCGTTCACATTTACTGGTGGTAGTGCACAAAATTTAATTACTGGAAGTTTAGCAACGCTGTATAGTGGTTGGCAACATACATTAGAAATTTGGATTAGACCTACAGCAGTGTGTCAGATATTCAGTGATACAGGTATTGCTTCTATATCAGGCGGATATCATACTACTGGAGCAGAATTTTATAACGTAGGTCCTTTCACTATATCAAATGCTATGTTGTGGGATGGCACAGCAACCACTCGAGTTGGTGGAGGCACAACTCCACTTAACAATTGGTATCAATTTGTTCGTGTTTATAACGGCAGTAATACAGCATATGCTTATGTAAATAAAGTTAAATCAAGTGATACAACTATAACCTGGGATCCTCCTTATACTGGAGGTCTTGGTAGAACTGGTTGGCATTTGATATTTGGTGCTAGTGATATTACAAAATTTTCTACATCAACAGCATTTCAAGGTAGTCTTGGGGTTGTTAGATTATACAATCGTGTGCTATCTCAAGCAGAGATAACACAAAATTATGACTCAACTAAATCAAAATATGGCTTATGAGTGAAGTAGATAAAAATTTAGCAGAAATACTAAACACTGATTATATTCCTGTTGTAAGTGATAAGTCTGACAAACCAATCACTATTCATCAAGATGAATCTGTAAATCCAGACGCAGATTATTCTCGTGCAAACTATTATAATTTAATAGAAAAGGGTAACGAAGCACTTGACGGTATTTTAGAAGTTGCAAAAGAATCGCAGCACCCAAGAGCATATGAAGTTGCTGCAAACATGATCAAAAATCTCTCTGATGTTACAGAGAAACTCATGATTCTTCAAAAGCAACAACAAGAATTAAAGCCGAAAGAAGAACAAGCAACGCAAACAAATATTAATGTCGACAAAGCAGTATTCGTAGGAAGCACTGCCGAGTTGTTGAGACAACTGAAAAATGAATCCAATAGCGGCTAAACTCAAGCATTACCTTGGCAATCCCAAGCTGAAGCGAGTGAATATGCAGATGCAGCTCACGGAAGATCAAGTCCGTGAGTATGTGAAATGCGCACAAAATCCAGAATACTTTATTGAAAACTATGTCAAGATTATTACTCTCGACAAAGGCTTTGTGCAAATATCTTTGTATCCATTCCAAAAAGATGTCGTCAATGATATCAATAATAATCGTCGTGTAATTGTAAAGGCTGGTCGTCAGGTTGGTAAGACTACGATCATTGTTGGTTACATTCTTTGGTACATCTTATTCAATCAAGACAAAACAGTCGCGATTCTTGCAAACAAAGCCAGCACGTCAAGAGAAATTCTTGCTCGCATCAAACTTGCATATGAAGCATTACCAATGTGGATTCAACAGGGTGTCAAAGTTTGGAACAAGGGTGATATTGAATTAGAGAACGGATGTCGTGTGCTTGCTAACTCTACTGCTTCAAGTGCGATCCGTGGTTTCTCTATCTCACTTCTATACCTTGACGAGTTTGCATTCGTCCCAAGTAACATTGCTGAAGACTTTTTCACTTCTGTTTATCCAACTATTTCTTCTGGTGAGACTTCTAAGATTCTCATGTCATCGACACCAAATGGCATGAATCACTTTTATAGAATGTGGACTGAAGCTGTCGAAGGCTTGAATGGATTTACTCACGTTGAGGCTAACTGGCGTCAAGTTCCAGGAAGAACTCAGCAATGGGCAGATGAGCAGCGGCGTGTTCTTGGTGAACAAAAGTTTCTTCAGGAAATGGAATGTGAGTTTATGGGCTCTGCTGGAACTCTACTCTCAGCCGCCGCCCTTAAATCTCTTGCGTTCGTGAAACCTGCGCATTTATCTGAGAATGGAATCAAAGTTTATCAGGCTCCTATCCCAGAGCGCATCTACACAGTTGTTGTTGATACATCCAGAGGAAAGGGACTAGATTACTCAGCATATAGCGTAATTGATGTCACTGAACTTCCATATCGTCAGGTTTGCACTTATAAGGATAATAACATAAGCCCTCTTGTGTATCCATCGATTATTAAAAGAATTGCAGACTACTATAATCAGGCATATGTTCTGGTAGAAATCAATGATAATGGGCAACAAACTGTTGATACATTATTCGAAGATTATGAATATGAGAATATTCTTTCGACAGTAGATTTAAAAGGTAAGATTGCACTAACGTGGGGTTATGGTAATAAATCAAATAGAGGAATTCGAACAACCAAATCTGTAAAGCGACTTGGATGTTCCCTTCTTAAGAATCTTATCGAAAGTGAGAAATTGATCATTCAAGATTTCGAAACAATCTCAGAACTATCGACCTTTATATCAAAGGGGTCTAGTTATGAGGCTGAAGAAGGTTCTCACGACGATATGGTTATGACTCTTGTCTTATTTGCATGGATGACCAATCAACAGTTCTTCTCTGAACTTACAAACGTTGATATCAAAGCCAAATTATACCAAGAACAAATGAAACAGATTGAAGAAGAGCAATTACCAACATTTCTGGGTGGACATATCGATGTAGATGATCGTGATGGAGCTTTTATTGAAGGTGGATCATTATGGAAGCCCGTTTAGTCAAAACCCCCATTTTACTAAATAAACGGTAGATTTCTTAATCTCCATTTAATAGGAGCAAAAACATGGCTTTTCAAGTATCACCAGGTGTGAATGTTTCCGAAATTGACGCAACAACAGTTGTTCCAGCAGTTTCAACATCCACTGGCGCCATTGGTGGCGCATTCCAGTGGGGTCCAGTAGATGTACTCCGTCAGGTTTCTTCAGAAGATGAGCTCGTAGCAGTATTTGGTAAACCAGATGCTAATACGTTCCTACCATTCTTTACTGCAGCAAACTTTCTCTCATACAGCAATAGTCTTTTTGTATCGCGCGCAGGTGCTGCGACACAAAATTCTGCAGTTGCTCTTAACGTTGATCCTTCAACTTGTGCATCAAACGTTAAAGTAAAGAGCGAAGACAACTACTTCACTGCTTTCCATCTAGCGTCAAATTCTGATATTGCATTCGCCGCACGTTATCCTGGTGCTCGCGGCAACTCTCTCAAGGTTGCAATTATCGCAAATGCTAACGCTTCTGTATTCGGTGCTGCGGCATATAACGAATTCTTCGATGGTCCTCCTGGAACATCAACATGGGTTGCTGCAAACCACAATGCTCTTGCAAATGATGAGATGCATATCGCAATTGTCGACGAAGATGGATTGTTCACAGGAACACCAAACACTGTCGTTGAGCGTTTTGCAAACGTATCTAAAGCATCAAACGCTAAAGATGAATCTGGCAATAGCCTCTACTATCGCGATGTTCTTTATCGCGGATCACGCTATATCTACGCCATGGGTCAAAATAATGACACATGGGGTGTATCTGCCAACTCAAATCACGCATTCGAAGGTGAGAATCTAACAATCTCCTTCACACGTGGTACAGACGGCACTGTAACAGACGGTAACGTTATGACTGCTTACGAGCAGTTCCGCTCAACTGAAAATGTAGATATCTCTCTACTCATGGTTGGTGGTGGCGGTGAAGCAATTGCTGAGAAGGCAATTGACATTGCTGGCTATCGTCGCGACGTAGTTGCATTCTTGTCACCAACATATGCAAATGTCAATACTGCTGATCCAGTAACTGCGGTAACAAATTATCGCGACTCACTACCATCATCTTCATACGCAGTGATGGACAGTAACTGGAAGTATCAGTACGATAAGTACAACGATGTGTACCGTTGGGTTCCATGTAATGGTGACGTTGCTGGTCTCTGTGCACGTACTGACTCAGATCGTGATCCATGGTTCTCACCAGCTGGATTCAATCGCGGTCAGTTGAAGAATGTAATCAAACTCGCATTCAATCCAAGCCAAGCAAATCGCGACGAACTCTATAAGAAGGGTGTGAACCCAATTGTAGCATTCCCAGGAGAAGGAACTGTTCTCTTTGGTGACAAGACTTTGCTTGCAAGACCAAGCGCATTCGATCGTATCAATGTACGTCGTTTGTTTATTGTTCTTGAAAAAGCAATTGCACGTGCTGCTCGTTCTAGCCTCTTTGAATTCAACGATGAGTTCACGAGAGCAACGTTTGTAAATCTTGTCGAGCCATTCTTGAGAACAGTACAAGGTCGTCGCGGTGTTTATGACTTCCGTGTTGTTTGCGATGAAACAAACAATACACCAGATGTCATTGATCGTAACGAGTTTGTAGGAGACATCTACATCAAGCCAGCACGTAGCATCAACTTTATCCAGTTGAACTTTGTTGCTGTTCGTACTGGTGTCGCCTTCGACGAAATCGTTGGTCGCTTCTAATAAATAGACTAGGATAAAGTCAGGAGAATAAAATGGCTTTTAATGTAAATCAATTCCGTACCTCTCTTACTGGTGACGGCGCACGTCCTAATCTATTTGAAGTGCGTTTGACCTTTCCGAACTTTGCATCTCTTGGTGCAGCTGCTTCTGCAAAGTCAAGTTTCATGGTTAAGACTGCTGCTCTTCCAGGATCAACAGTAGGTATGGTGACGGTTCCTTACTTCGGTCGTGAAGTAAAGGTTGCTGGCAATCGTACTTTTGCTGACTGGTCAGTAACAATTATTAATGATGAAGACTTTTTGATTCGCAACGCAATGGAATCATGGGTTCGCGGCATTAACGATAATGTCACAAACTTACGTTCAACTCGCGCAAGAACATCACAGTCATATGGCGTCGATGCTGAAGTTCTACAATTCTCAAAAGATGGTAAGCAATTGAAGAGATATAAATTTGTTGGCATGTTCCCAACAGATATCTCTCAAATTGACCTCGACTGGGGATCAAATGATACTATCGAAGAATACACTGTAAACTTCGCATATCAGTATTGGGAATCAATTGATCGTGGTAGCGTCTCTTCATTGAGATCACCAATTGAATCTCTAACTGGCGCTTAATGCCACTTGAGCGGGGGAGGATATCCTCCCCCTCTTTTATTATGGGGTAATGCATGGCAATTAATCTATTCGGATTTCAAATTGTTCGAAAACCAGCTGAAGATGCACCACAGCAACTTCAGCCGCAAATCAGCGCACCCGTTTCAGACGACGGTGCAATTTCTGTAACTGCTGGTGGCTATTTCGGAACTTATCTAGATCTAGAAGCCAGTTTTAAGAACGAAAACGATCTCGTTACAAGATATCGAGAAATGGCAATGCAGCCAGAACTAGAAGCTGCAGTCGACGAGATTGTCAACGAAACGATTGTTCACGACATAACTGGTAAATCTGTTTCTATTATTTTAGACGATTTAGAACAACCACAAAAAATTAAAGATATGATTCGTGATGAATTTGATAATGTCCTTCGTATGATGGATTTTTCAAATTATGGTTCTGAGGTTTTTCGTAACTGGTATATTGATGGTCGTTTATTTTATCAAGTTTTAATTGATGAGAAACAACCAAAACTTGGTATTCAAGAACTTGTTTATATTGATCCAAGAAAGATCAAAAAAGTTCGAACTGTAATTAAGAAAAAAGATCCTCGTACAAAAATCGAAGTCGTGACTGGTGTTGAAGAATTCTATATCTTCAACGATAAAGCATCACAACAAGGTCAGCAAATTGTCACATCAATAAGTGACAATGCAGTAAAGATTGCTCCAGATGCAATCATTAACGTTAATTCAGGTTTACTTGACGCAAAACGTCAAATGGTTTTGTCCTACCTTCACAAGGCAATAAAGCCCCTCAACCAGCTCCGAATGGTTGAGGACGCTGTTGTGATTTATCGATTATCGCGTGCACCAGAGCGTCGTGTGTTCTACATTGACGTTGGTAACATGCCTAAACAAAAGGCAGAACAATACCTTCGTGACATTATGACAAAGTTTAGAAACAAGGTTGTTTACGATAGTTCAACTGGTGAAGTTAAAGACGATCGTAAGTTTATGTCAATGATGGAAGACTTTTGGATTCCACGTCGTGGTGAAGGTAAGTCGACAGAAATTACGACTCTTCCAGCTGGTCAAAATCTTGGCGAGTTGTCTGATGTCAAGTATTTTGAACAAAAACTTTATAAGTCATTAAATGTTCCAATTTCTCGTCTTGAGTCACAGACAGGATTTAGTCTTGGACGCACATCAGAAATTACACGAGATGAGTTAAAGTTTAATAAGTTCATTGAAAGAGTTCGTTCTAAATTTACAGTACTATTTGATGAACTAATGAAGCGTCAATTAGCACTTAAAGGTATTTGCTCAATAGACGAATGGGAAGTTTTAAAAGAGAAGATTCATTATGACTTCTTAAAAGATAATAACTTCACAGAATTAAAAGAATCTGAACTTATGACAGCAAGATTACAACTTATGAATCTTGTTGATCCATATGTGGGAACATATTTCTCGCGTGCATGGGTTAAGAAACATGTCCTTCAATTTGATGAAGAAGGCATTGAACGTATGGATGCTGAACTAGAAGAAGAAAAGGCTGCAGCAGATGCAATGGGGCTTGGTAGTCTCTCTGTTTCTGCGCAAAATGCTGCTATTGCTCAAAATGCTGCCATGGCAAGTATGCCAGGTGAGCAGCCTCAGCAACAAGCATCAAGCCTTGATCAAGCGTTTAGTTCGCAAGTTAAATAAGTAATGGAGAATAATATGACAACTATTGATATGGTAAATGCAGCACTCAGTGGCGACAAAGAGGCTTTTCAAGCAGCATTCAATGCTTCATTAGCCGATAAAGTTACTGATGCTCTTGAAGTTAAGAAGGTTGAAATTGCTTCGTCTTTACTAACACCAGAAGTAGAAACAAATGAAGTTCAAACAGATCAAGTCGAAGTTGATGGAAGCGAATCCAATGGATCAGCAGAAGTCACAGCAGACGAAACAGGCAGCGCTTGATAGTGCAAGAATCTCTGCGCTAGTTCGCACTGGAGCCATGAGTTCTAGCGAACTTCCACGCTTGAAACTTGCGTTGCGCCGTCATGCACAGGTTGGGGATATCGCCAAATTGCCAAAGCAACATCGCGATGTTTTGACCAAATATTATGATGCAACCTCTAGTGCTGCAATCGGATCACAGCAAGCATTTCAAGCAGTTCGCAAAAATCTAATGCAGCATAATGAAATTGAAGGCGAGGAAGTTCTTACTGAAGCAATTGCTGGATTCAAAGACGAAAATAATCCTCCAATGGTCATTGTTCTTCAAAGAAAAGGTATTCGAATTTTTCCTGATGGTAAAAAAGTTGCCATGTATAATAACAAGCAACTTGGTCTTGTTATAACAATTCCATATGCTGGTACTGGAAACTCTCCTGGAGAAATTATTCCAGGAACAAATGTGCAAATGGAAGAAGTCGAAGGTATTATGGAAAGTCTCGATCAAGTTGCAGCATATGCACAAGAAGAACAACCAAAAGCCATGGCAAAACACATGAAGTTTGCTGATGGTTCTAAACTCAAAGTAAGTCATGGTGCAGCAAAAGCCATTCATATGGTGCACGGTGCATTGAATGATGAGAACAAAAAGAAGTTTGCTGATATGCTCACACATCCAAAGGGATTTGAAAAAGCAGCACACTTTGCCTTGAGCAAGGTTAGTTTTAAAATTGGTAACGATAAATGAGTCAAGTATCAGAAATCGTGAGAGAGATCATTGCTGAAGCAAACGTTCAGCGTATGGGTCGTAAAAAACTAGTTAGAGCAAGAGTTCGTGGTGGTAAAATTCAACGCCGCAAAGTCCTCTCTGCAGTTCCAGGATATACGATTCGTGGCGGCAGACTAGTTCGTATTCCACCACAAGAAAGACTAAAACGAAAGTTATCAGCACGTCGTGCAAAAATTAAACGTAAAGCAAAAATGGCACGTGCTCTTATTAAAAGAAAGCGTTCACTTAGAAAGCGCGCATCATTGGGGCTATAAAAATGAAACTAATTACCGAAACAGTCGAAGAAGTAAAGATGATCACCGAAGAAAAAAACGGTGTGAAGTCTCTCTTCATTCAAGGACCATTTCTTGTTGCAGAAATGAAAAACAAGAATGGTCGCATGTATAAAACCAACACTCTTATGAAAGAGGTTGAGCGTTATAACGAAGAATATGTAACCAAGAATCGCGCATTCGGCGAACTTGGACATCCAGATTCACCATCTATCAATCTAGATCGCGTATCACACTTGATTACTTCATTGAAGCAAGAAGGCAATCAATGGATTGGTAAAGCAAAAATTCTTGAAACACCAATGGGTAAGATCGCCAAATCTCTAATGGAAGGCGGCGCAACTCTCGGTGTATCATCACGTGGCATGGGCTCACTTAAAGAAGTGAATGGTGTCAACGTGGTTCAAGATGACTATTATCTAGCCACAGCGGCTGATATTGTAGCGGATCCTTCCGCACCAGGTGCTTTCGTTCAAGGTATTATGGAAGGCAGAGAGTGGGTTTGGGATAATGGCGTTGTCAAAGAACTTGATGTTAACGCATATTACAATCAAATCAAGAACGCAAAGCAGAAGCAAATTGACGAGATCTCCCTAAAAATATTCGAAAATTTCTTGTCAAAACTTTAAAATTTATAAATAATATTACTTCTTCAGGAGTTTAAACAATGAGTAAGACATTATCAGAATCCGCTGCAGAAATCCTTCAAGCATCAATGAATGCACAAAAAGAACCAGCAGCAAAACTACCAGCAGAGATGGATGATCTCGGCGGTCAAACACCAACAACTGCACCAACAGATATCGGCAAGAAAGCTGCTGATGCTGTTTCTCCTGCTGCAAAGCCAGCAACAAAGGGTGACGCAAAGGCTGCAAAGACTCAGGCTATGGAAGAAACAGAAGCCGATGAGACAACAGAAGTTGTTGCAGAAGTAACAGAAGAGCCAGCAACTGAAGAAGTTGTTGCTGAAGAAGAAGTTACTACTGAAGAAGTCGTCGACGAAGCCATGATGTCTAAGAAAGACGACGAAGATGAAGATGAAGACGAAGAAGATGAGAAGGCAATGAAAGAAGCCTATAAGAATGACATGAAGAAAAAGCATGCCAAGTCTATGGCTGAAGATGTTGACGCTCTTTTCAACGGCGAATCTCTATCTGAAGAATTCCGCTCAAAAGCAACGACAATCTTCGAAGCAGCAGTCAATGCTCGCATTGATTCAATCCTAGAAGATATCATGACAGAGAACGAAACTGTTCTCGAAGAAGCTGTATCAGCAATCAAGACAGATCTTGCTGAGCAGGTTGATGAGTATCTCAACTATGTCGTTGAGCAATGGGTCGAAGAAAATCAAGTTGCAATTGAGACAGGTCTACGTGCAGAACTCGTTGATGATTTCATCAGCGGTCTCAAGAACCTATTCTCTGAGCACTATATCGAAATCCCAGAAGAAAAGGTCGATGTTGCAGAAGAACTCGCACAACGTGTTGCTGCTCTTGAAGAAGCAGTAACAACTGCTGCTACAGAAAAGGCAGCAATTGTTGAAGAACTAAATGCAGCAAAGAAAAACGAAGCAATTCGCAAGATTTGTGAAGGTCTAACCGAAGTACAAATCGGCAAAATGAAATCGCTCGCAGAGGGCGTGGAGTTCACCACAGAGGGTGATTTTAATAATAAGCTCGCAACTATTCGCGAGAACTACTTCCCAGCAAAGAAAGTGACAAGTGAGGTAAAGGCTCTTCAAGAAACAGCTGTTGAAGAACCAGAAGTAGCAGAAATTCATGGTTTAATGGCACATTATGTAAAAGCAATCACAAAAACGGCTCCAAAAGCCTAATTAACTAAGAACTCAGGAGAGTTATAAAATGTATCTAAACGAAACATATGCAAAAAAGTGGGCTCCAGTTCTTGATCACTCAGAACTCCCAAAGATCACAGATCCGTACAAGCGTGCAGTTACTGCACTCGTTCTAGAGAATCAAGAGCGTGCCCTTATGGAAGAGTCACGCACAATGCAAAACCTCTGGGAAACATCACCAGCCAACGCAGTTGGCGGCGGTATGTCACCAGTTGTTGGCTCAGAAGGTGGAATCAAGGGTTTCGACCCAATTCTCATCGGTCTAGTCCGTCGTGCACTACCAAACCTAATGGCTTATGACATCTGCGGCGTTCAGCCAATGACAGGTCCAACAGGTTTGATCTTCGCAATGCGTTCAGTCTATGCATCTGCATCAGCACGTGGCGGTGAGGCTCTATACACAGAAGCCAACACAGCACACTCTGGCACAGGCGACCATACGCTAAACACAAGTGTAAACTTTGGTGAAGCAAATGATGCAATCTTTGGTCTAGCCAACACTGGCACAGGCATGGCAACAACAACCGCAGAAGATCTAACCATGAAGTACATGGGCTTCCAGATTGATCGCGTTTCTGTTACAGCCAAGTCACGTGGCTTGCAAGCAGCTTACACGCTAGAACTTGCACAAGATCTCAAGGCAATTCACGGTCTCGATGCAGAAACAGAATTGACAAATATTTTGTCAACTGAAATTCTTGCAGAAATCAACCGCGAAGTTGTTCGTACGATCTATGCAACTGCTAACGTTGGTATCACAAGCGTATCACAGAATGTTGTCAACCTTTCAAGTTCAACAATCTCTGATGCAGCAGGTGGCACATCAGGTCGCTGGCAGGTTGAGAAGTACAAGTCACTTCTATTCCGCATCGAACAAGCAGCCAATAAGATCAGCAAAGACACTCGTCGTGGTAAGGGCAACATCCTCATCGTTTCAACCGATGTGGCATCAGCTCTTGCAATGACTGGTCTTCTTGATTACAATTCTGCTCTAAGCAACAACACAAACCTAACAGTTGACGACACTGGCAACACCTTCGCAGGTACGCTATTCGGACGCTTGAAGGTCTATGTTGACCCATATTCTGTTGCTGGTAGCGACTATGTCGTTGTTGGTTACAAGGGTACAAATGCTTACGACGCTGGCTTGTTCTACTGCCCATACGTCCCACTCCAGATGGTTCGCGCAATCGACCCAACAACCTACCAGCCAAAGGTTGGCTTCAAGACCCGTTATGGTCTAGTTGCAAATCCTTTCGCAACAGGTGCTGGAACAGGCGCTCTAGCAGACGGAACGAACTACTACTATCGTAAGTTCAAGGTCCTAAACGTCAATCAATAATTGATGTGCTAGTAAGTTATTGCCGACTGTATAAAAACAATAAGGCAAAGAACTGGGGGGAGTCGAAAGACTCCCCCTTTTTTGTTACCTAAATATTTGATAATCCGATTACGGAAACTAATAGATGACAGCGCTGACTAGAGCACCGTACAACAAAGATCTTTTGCAAAGTACAAAATTTCGAGTGACGTTCGATCGTTTGCCTGGAACAACGTACTTTTGTCAAACTGCAAACTTTCCTGGAGTTTCTCTTACAGAAATTCCAAGACAAACTCCATTTGTAGATCTGTATGTTCCTGGCGAAAAGATTGTGTATGATACATTCAACATCACGTTTCTTGTTGATGAAGATCTGCGTGCATGGACAGATATTCATGATTGGATTCGCGCTACAACGTTTCCAACTGATTTCAAAGAGTATTTGGATTTAAGAAGACTCGATCGAGCTGCAAACTTCAGAGCAAACTATAATAACAAACCTCAATATAGCAGCGCAATATTAAGTTTGTATACAAACAAAAACAATTCAAACTTTCGTGTGAAGTTTATAGATTTGTTTCCAACATCGCTTTCAACGATTTTATTTTCATCTCAAGATTCTGCAGAGAATATTGTCACAGCAGATGCAACGTTTAGATTCTCTTACTACGATTACGAAAGAATCTAGATATTAATTATTGAGAGTTCGTTCATACCGAACATACTCATTATACTAGTGCAATGTTTGTAAGACAACTCTTGGTATGAGTTGTCTTTTGATTGAATATGATGTATAATTCCATGTATGAAAATAGAAACACCTCCACTCGAAGAATTAATGCAGCAATGGGAAAAGGATTCCGAAGTTGATACTACGGAACCTGGCAAAGAGATCTTGCGTATTCCATTGATTCATAACAAGTATAACAAATATTTGTCACTGCACAATCTTGCAGCCAAACGCGCATCGCTTGAGTTTGACAAATTAAAGAAACTCAAGTGGATGTATTACAGTGGCAAGTTAGATCAAGAAGAATTAGATAAACTTGGTTGGGAACCATTTCGTTTTACTCTTAAATCAGACATGCAAGTTTATCTTGATGGCGATGATGATCTAAACAAACTCAAACGCAAGAAAGCATATCACGAAGAGTCTGCAAACTTTTGCACCAATGTCATGAAAGAACTTAACAATCGCACATGGCAATTGAAAGAGTACATGGGTTGGGAGAAGTTTATCCAAGGTGCTCGATGATTGAACACGTCGTTGTTGAGAAAGTTAGTAACATCTACGTTCAGGTGCATGCTGATGATGGCATCATTCGTGAGATGTCTGAATTTTTTACGTTCTCAACTCCAGGCTATCAATTCTCACCAGCCTTTCGAAACAAATATTGGGACGGCAAGATTCGTCTGTTAAATACGAACACCAAACAGATCTATGTTGGTCTTGTTCCGTATATCAAAAAGTTTTGCAAGGATAGCAATTATGGATTTGAATACCTCGATGAAGAAAAAGAAGTTCACCCGATTGACACGAAAAATCTCGCAACTGCTTTATCACTTCCGATGGAGCCGAGAGATTATCAGTATCTCGCTTCTAGCGTCGGACTTACGAAGAAGAGAACTGTACTCATTTCACCAACAGCGTCAGGAAAATCGTTAATCATCTATATGATGATTCGCCACTTGCTTAACACAGGCAAGAAGCGCGGATTGTTGATTGTCCCTACAATCAATCTCGTCACTCAAATGCACTCTGACTTCAAAAACTATTCCAGTTTAAATGGTTGGGATGTAGACAAGTATTGCCAAAAGATTTATGGTGGTGAAAGTAAGATTCCAGATACTGATCTGATCATCTCTACATGGCAAAGTATCTACGACATGCCGAAGAAATACTTTGCGCAGTTTGATTTTATCATCGGCGACGAAGCACATACGTTCAAAGCAAAGTCATTGACTTCTATCATGACAAAGTTAATTAACTGTGATGTGCGTATTGGCACGACAGGAACACTTGATGACAGTAAAGTAAACAAACTTGTTCTTGAAGGATTGTTTGGTCCGACGTTTAAAGTTATCTCAACAAAAGAACTCATTGAACGCAAACAATTAGCCAATTTCAGCATCAAGTGTATTGTATTAAAATATCCTGAGATAGTTTGTAAGACTGTCAAAGGATTTACATATCCTGATGAGATGAACTTTCTGACACAACATGAAGGTCGGAATAAGTTTATCACTGAACTTGCTTTGAATCTCAATGGCAATACACTTGTTTTATTTACTTATGTAGAGAAACACGGTAAACTATTATATGAATGGATACAAGAGAAGGCTGGCAACCGCAAAGTCTTTTTTATTCATGGTGGGGTTGAGGCTGAAGATCGCGAAGCAGTGAGACATATCACTGAACAAGAAAATGATGCGATCATTGTAGCGAGTTATGGAACGTTCTCTACTGGAGTCAATATCCGTAACCTACATAATATTATATTCTCTTCACCAACAAAGAGTAAAATTCGCGCTCTTCAATCCATTGGTCGTGTGCTGCGTTTGGGTGATAACAAAGACGCCGCTACACTTTACGATGTTGCTGATGATTTGCGTTATGGTCCTTATACGAACTTCACATTGAAGCACTATGAGGAACGAGTGAAGATCTACAGCGAAGAAAAATTTCCTTTCACAACCAATAACGTAAGGATAAGTTAATGACAGAAGAAGTTGTAGAATATAAGCCAAAAGGCGAACTCAAATTTGTTCGCCTAAGAACACTTCCAGATGATATCATTGGATATGTGACCTATAAAGAAGGTTACATCGTCGTAGAATTGCCATTGCGTATTGAGATTGAAACTCTTTTTGATGAAGGTCGTCAGATTTTAGCGATGCAGGAATATCTCCCTCAATCTGTTATTTCTATCAAGGAAGTTGATATTGATAATGCAGATGTATTGTTTGCAACTCCAGTTAATGCTGAATTTGTTGAGCAGTATGAATATGTTGCTGACTTTTTTTATAACAACGAACATAATCTAAAGAATCCACAAAAGAAAAAGGCTCGTGCAAAGAAAGTAGAAGATCTACAAGAAAATGTCGTGTCAATACTCGAAGCATTACAATCTAAAAAGGACAAACCAGTACACTAATTATGGCAAAGAATCACTATATCAATAACAAGGATTTCCTCAAGGAAATGACTGCATATCGCACAGCAATTCGCAAGGCAAAGAGACTTGGTCAGCCAAAGCCACAGATTCCTCGCTATGTTGCTGAGTGCTTCATGAAGATCGCTGAGAATCTTTCACACAAACCAAACTTCTTGTCATATACTTTCCGCGACGAAATGGTTGCAGATGCAATTGAAAACTGCGTGATGTATGTTGACAATTTTGATCCTGCGAAATCAAGCAATCCATTTGCCTATTTCACTCAAATAGTATATTATGCATTCTTACGCCGCATTCAGAAAGAAAAGAAGCAACTCTATGTCAAGTACAAATCAACTGAGACTGCTGGAATACTCGACGAGTTTGAACTCAATGAGAATGAAGATGGAACTTTTAGACAGTTTGAATTGTATGAAAACATCTCAGAGTTTATTGTAAATTATGAGAATGCTCGTAAAGAAAAGAAAGCCAAGAAAGCAGCAGGATTAGAAAAGTTTGTTGATGAGGAAGTTGTGAAGTGAAAATTGCAATACTTGGAGATACTCATTTTGGCATGAGAGGTGATAGCATTGCCTTTCACAATCATTACAGAGACTTCTATCTAAATACGTTCTTTCCTTATTTGGTGCAAAATGGAATTACCACCATCTTTCAGTTGGGTGACTTATTTGATCGTCGGAAGTATATCTCTTTTCAGTCTCTTGCTCTTTGCCGTCGTTACTTTTTTGATCAGTTAGTCAAACACGATATCCAATGCCGTGTGTTACTTGGCAATCATGATATTTTCTTCAAGAACACTCTTGAAGTAAACTCGCCAGACTTGCTCTTGCGGGATTATGAAGATCATGTGATTCTTTATGACAAACCATCGATGTGGATGGGAGTTGATATTATTCCGTGGATTTGCAAAGACAACGAATTCGAGATCATGGACTTCATCAAGCGCAGCAGCAATCAAATATGCTTCGGTCACTTTGAACTTGCTGGCTTTGAGATGGATCGCGGCAACATCTGCCATGAAGGCATGGATCCAAGTATTCTAAACAAGTACGATCTCACTCTTTCTGGTCATTTTCATCACAAGAGCAACAGCGGCAGTATTGTATATGTCGGCACTCCTGGAGAAATGACTTGGGCTGATTATAACGATGAACGTGGGTTTCATGTTCTTGATACAGAGACTCGAGAACTGACGTTTATTCCCAATCCAGAAAAGATGTTTTACAAGATCAAATATAACGATGATGAGTTGTATTATAACGATATTGTAAATGCTGATTATTCTTACTTGAATGGAAAGTTTCTCAAGATTGTTGTCGAGAAGCGTAATAACTCATTCTTATTTGACACATTGATTGATACAATTACAAAAGCGTCTCCACTCGAGGTTGCGGTTGTTGAAGACTTTTCTGAGATCACTGACAACGTCGAAGTCGATATTGATCAAGCAGAAGATACAATTACAATCTTAAATAAGTATGTTGATGGCTTGACATTGCCAGTAGAATCAGATAAAATAAAGAATGTTCTGCGCGATGTGTACAATCAAGCATTGTCCATGGAGACTGTGTGATATTCTTTTCTAAAGTTCGATACAAGAACTTCCTTTCAACTGGAAATATCTTTACTGAGATCGATCTTGGTGCGCATCCAACAACGCTCATTGTTGGTGAGAATGGTGCAGGTAAATCCACGTTTCTTGATGCAATTACGTTTGCATTGTTCGGCAAACCATTTCGTAATATCAATAAGCCACAACTCGTCAACTCAATCAACGAAAAAGATTGCGTTGTAGAAATCGAATTTAAGATTGGCAAGATCAATTACAAAGTTGTTCGTGGTATTAAGCCAAACACTTTTGAGATTTATGTTGATGGTAGTTTATTGAATCAAGACGCCAAAGCCAAAGATTATCAGGACTATCTTGAGAAAGTTATTCTCAAGATGAACTACAAATCATTTACGCAGATTGTAATCCTGGGATCAACAAACTTCACTCCGTTCATGCAGTTGTCAGCAGCGGACCGTAGAACAGTGATTGAAGATCTGCTTGATATTCAAATCTTTTCTTCAATGAATGTAATCGTGAAGAATAAACTGCATACTCTGAAAGACGAAGCAGCACAACTTAAAATACAAATTGATAATACCAAAGATAAAATCGAATTGCATAAGAAACATCTTGACGAACTCAAGAAAAATACGAAAGAAATTATAGACGCAAAGAAACAAGAAGTTGTAGAGAATAAAGCATCACTCTCTTCACTTGAAACAGAAGCAACAACTAAAGAAGTAGAAATTGATACAATAGTAAACGAAACTGCAGACGAAGATAATACAACTAGAAAATTCAACAAACTAAATCAACTTGAAGCCAAGATCGAAGGGAATATCCAGAAACTCGAGAAAGACATCGAGTTCTATTCTGTAAATTCGACTTGTCCAACCTGCGATCAGGCTATCAATAACAAAGACGAAAAAGTACACACTTGTAATAGTAAAATCACAGAACTAACCGAAGGTCTAACAAAACTAAAGGAAGAGAGTGATGCCGTTCTACAGCGAATCAATACCATCAAAGCAGTTCAAAAACAACTCAAGTCTCTTGAGCAAGATCTTGTGCGTATTAATACTTCTCGCAGCCAGATTCGAAAGTACATCGCGAAACTTGAAACAGAGATTGCAGAAATAGAAAGCAAACCAGCCATGAGCGATGAGTTCAAGGCACAAAGCAAAACATTACTCAACGCACTACAAGCATTTAACGATAAAAGAAAAGAAGTATCTGAACAAACACAAAACTACGATATTGTCGCGCAGTTGCTTAAAGATGGCGGGATTAAGTCGAAAATCATTAAGCAGTACGTTCCAGTCATAAACAAACTGGTTAATAAGTATTTGGCTGCGATGGACTTCTTTGTCAATTTTAATATTGACGAGGAGTTCAAGGAGACCATCAAGTCTCGTCACCGAGATGATTTCAGTTATGAAAACTTCTCAGAGGGTGAAAAGAAACGTATTGATCTAGCACTCTTGTTCACTTGGAGGTCGGTCGCCAAGTTGAAGAACAGTGTCAATACAAATCTGCTCATCTTCGACGAGGTCTTTGATGGTTCTCTTGACATTAATGGTACTGAAGAATTTATGAAGTTGATAAATATGATGAATGAAGGTACAAATATCTTCGTGATCACACATAAGTCTGATCAGATGGTTGATAAGTTCAAGCATACAATTCGATTCGGGAAAGTTAAGAACTTCTCACAAATGGTGTAATTATGGCAAAAATAGTAAAGTATCATAATGGCTCGTTGATTGAATATGAAATTTATAAATTGGTAGATTTCTATGATCCAATTCTTCGTCAGCCAACTATTCCAGTAAAACTTGAAACTGCAGCAGATAGAAAAAATGCTGACACAGTCGCACTATCATTAGCTGAGACATTATCAAAGTCTCAAGGTCTTGGTCTTTCTGCAAATCAATGCGGAAGAACTGAACGCATGTTTGCCATTAACATGGGTGAACAAATTTGGACTTTGATCAATCCTGAGATTATCGAAAAATCAGATACACTTTCAGATATGTCGGAAGGGTGCTTGAGTTATCCTGGATTATATTTGAAACTCAAAAGACCTGATCATATTAAGATAAAGTTTCAAGCAATCAATGGCGAATGGATTGAGCAAGAGTTTGATGGCTTGACTGCAGTTTGTGTTCAACACGAGATCGATCATTTAGATGGAAAGATGTTTACTGATCTTGTGAGCCCAATCAAATTAGACTTGGCGAAGAAAAAAGTAAAACAAAATATGAAGCGATGGAAGAAATACATCGAACAACAAGAATTGCTTCAAAAACAAATGACAAGTCAGCAGGTTCAGCCAGTGGTTGAGAAACAAGAACCGAAGATACAAATTCTTGGTGGCAGTGGGGCATTGAATTTCGAGGCTCCGAAAGAACCCGCGAAATTCGTCTATAACCAGGGATGACGTAAGTTATTGATTCATATAGGGTTTTTCCCTGTTGCCTTTTCCTAGTTTTAATGGGATAATGGTTGTATGAATACGAATTTACAGAACTCTAAATCTCT